AGAATCCTGGGACGAGGAGCGCACTGAGCTGTTTGCCAAGGAATATGGCCTAGGCATGCTTAAAAAGCTGATTAAAAAGGTCCGGTGGACCATCACAGCGGACAATGTTGTGTTGCACGATGACTGGTCACCTTACAAAAACTTCACAATTGTCCCTTATTTCCCGTATTTCCGACGCGGAAAGCCTTTTGGAATGGTGCGCAACTTACTTTCGCCTCAAGAACAGCTGAACAAGATCAGTTCACAAGAGCTGCACATTGTGAATACCACAGCGAACAGCGGCTGGATCGTGGAAACAGGCTCGTTAAACGGGATGACCTCGGATGATTTGGCAGCGCGCGGTGCCGCAACGGGTCTAGTACTCGAGTATAACCGTGGTTCTAGTGCTCCAGCGAAGATCTCCCCGAACCAAATCCCAACGGGCCTTGATCGTATTGGTATGAAAGCCGCCAATAACATCAAAGAGATCTCAGGCGTGTCTGATTCAATGCTGGGTCAGGACAGCGCAGAGGTGTCAGGTGTAGCGATTCAGGCCAAGCAAAACCGTGGTCAGATCCAAATCCAAGTGCCACTGGATAATTTAGCCAAGACACGCATGTATGTTGCCCAGAATATCCTGTGCCTAGTGCAATCGTTCTACTCCGAGGAGCGCGTAATCCAGATTACCCGTGACGACGACCCAATGAAACCCCGCGAAGAGATCGTGTTGAATCAAATGACGCCAGAAGGCGAAGTGATAAATGACATGACCGTCGGTGAGTATGACGTGGTAATTGCAACCATGCCAGCGCGTGACAGTTTCGATGAGTCCCAGTTCGCGGAAGCCTTGCAACTACGTCAGGTGGGCATCGCGATTCCGGACGACGCTATTATTGAGTATTCGCATTTGCAGCGTAAAGGCGAATTGGCCAAGCGTATTCGTATGTTGACCGGTGTTGAACAGTCACCTGAACAGCAAGAAGCCGCACAGATGCAACAACAAATCCAAATGGAACAGGTCAAGTTGGAGCTACAGAAGCTACAAGCCGAGGCTGCAAACCTTCAGTCGCAAGCCATGCTCAATACGGCGAAGGCAAACGACTTAGAAACGCAGCCTGACAAAGAAATGGCTGAACTAGAACTTCGTATGGAGCAGAAGCGACAAGAACTGGATGTCCGTATGCAGCTGGCCGAATTATCCTCAATTCAAAAACAGCAAGCATCCGAGACCCAAGCAACCACCAAGATCGCGGCAGAGATGATGCGGCTCGGTGGTCAACAAGAGGCTTAAAAGCCCAAGCATGTAGTACTTTAAAATTAATATAACTTGGAGGCCCTATGCCTAAATCCAATGCAGCAGAAAACTTAGAACACGATGAAAGCTATGACCAATTTGCAGGAGCCGATGCAATCGAACAGGACGACCTTGAGGGCCTTGATCGCGGTGACGATCCAGAGGCTGTGGTTGAGGAAACCACCGAGGAAGTTGCCGAGGAAACCACCGAGGAAGTTGCCCAGGAAGTTGCCGAGGTAGAAGCTACTGAGGGCGACGCAGAAGCCGCTGTGAGCGACGAACTCGAGGAAGAGGAAGTCGTAGAAGAGGACGTAGAAGAGACCGCTGAAGAGGCTCCTGAAGAGGCTGAGAAGGCCGAGGAAAAGCCACACATGGTGCCGAAGTCCCGTATGGACGAAGAGATCGCTCGACGCCGCCAACTGGAGGACCGTTTAGCGAAATTGGAAGAGGCCGCTAAGCCCAAGGAACCAGAAAAACCAGAATTCGATTTCGATTCTAAGGAAGCTGAGTACATGGAAGCTGTCTTGGATGGTGAGACGGACAAGGCAAAAGCGGTGCGCAAAGAGATTCGTACAGCGGAACGTGAAGCAATGGCCAGCGAGCTGCGAAATGACATCAGTAACACAACTAATGTCACCAAACAGCAGTTGGATTTAGATGCTGCCGTGGCGGACATGGTTGCTGCGTACCCAGTGTTGGACACATCCAGTGACCAGGCCAATCAGGAGATGATCCAGGAAGCCAACGAACTGATGGGAATGTACGCTGATACAGGCATGCCATCGGCAGACGCACTGCGTAAAGCGGTTCGTTTAACCTTGGCATCCAATGCGCCGGAATTGCTCCAGCCAAAAGCTGTTGCGACAAAGCCCGCAGCCAAGAAACGCACAACGAACGTTGAGCAGAAACTGGAAGCCGCGAATAAGCAGCCAGCGAAATTAGCGGGCGAGAGTGCGACCACACGGACTGAAGAAACGATCGACATCACCATGATGACTGATACGGACTTTGACAAGTTGTCTGAAGCCCAAATGAAGCGTTTACGCGGTGATTTCGGCTAATGCGAGAGGCAATTACGACTGCCTACGTCGAGGAGCATCCAGAACTGCTGTTTTTCGATGGTTTGGATGAGGCCATTATCGGCGTTAATTTGTGCATGAGTGGTAACCCTAGGGTTGCCTACTCGGCCCACAAGATCATGGTATGCCTCGCAGAACGGGGCATGGGGTATGGAGAAGCAAAGGAGTTTATGGAGTTCAACATCGAGAGTGCGTACCTCGGTGAGTACACGCCAGCGGTGATTGATGACCTGTTCTAGCGCGGTCATCGTTTCCCTTAATATATAAGCTGTGCTAATATATACGCAAAGGCCCGTCTTACAGTACGACAACTGTCCAGGCCTAAGTTTTTCGACTGCCACACGATACGTGGTAGCCCTCGCCTAGCTCAATAAGGCCATGAGTTCGTCCCTCTTTAAAAGGTCGCTATTTCGTTCGGACACGACACGTCCAACACATGCAGTGGTTGTCGCCCCTGCTTGATGAATGGCGACTTTTATAAGCAGCACTAATATTATCTAAGAGGTAAATACTCATGGCATTAACTAATTTTGCCGCTCTGACTTCAGAGCAAAAGACCGTATGGTCCCGTGATTTTTGGAAAGCAGCTCGAAATGCTTCCTTCATCAACCAATTCGCAGGCACTGGCTCTAACGCCATGGTTCAGCGTATCACTGACTTAACCAAGAGTGAGAAGGGCGCACGCGCTGTTTTAACTCTACTTGCCGATTTGTCTGGCGACGGTGTTGTAGGCGACTACACATTGGAAGGCAATGAAGAAGCGCTATCTAGCTCTGACATCATTGTTCGCATTGACCAGTTGCGTAATGCAAACCGTTTGGCTGGCCGTTTGGCTGACCAGAAGTCCATTGTTAATTTCCGTGAAGCCTCTAAGGACGCCTTGGCGTACTGGATCGCTGACCGTATGGACCAAGTAGCATTCTTAACCTTGTCTGGCTTGGCATACACCAAGAAGAACAACGGTGGTGCTCGTGCTGTAAATGCAACTGGCCAAAACTTAGGTGACATGGAATACGCCGGTGACGTAACTGCACCAACCAGCCAGCGTCATTTGATCGCTAAAGCTGATGGTACTGTTGCTACAGGCAACTTAACCGCTTCTGACATCATGGGCTACAAGACAATTGTAAACCTTAAAGCCTACGCCAAAGACCACTATATCCGTGGTGTACGTGGTAAAGGTGGTGAAGAGATGTTCCACATGTTCGTAACCCCACAAGGCATGGCTGACTTGAAGTTAGACTCTGACTTCTTGGCCAACGTTCGTAACGCAGGTGTTCGAGGTTCAGGTAACGGTTTGTTCTCTGGTACTTCAAGCGTAATGGTAGACGGCGTGATGGTTCACGAATTCCGCCATGTATACGACACCTCTGGTGAAGCGTCTGGTTCTAAGTTTGGTGCTTCTGGCACAGTAGACGGCCAACGCGCTTTGTTCTGTGGTGCACAGGCATTGGCATTAGCTGACATTAACGATGCAGACTGGGTTGAAGAAACCTATGACTACGGTAACCAGCATGGTATCTCCGTAGGTAAGATTCTAGGCTTCCGTAAGCCTAAGTACACCAGCATGGTAACTGGCGACACCCAAGATTTTGGTGTGATCGCATTAGACACCGCGCTGTAACCCAATAGGGCCTCTTCCCCCGGCCTAGCGTCGGGGGCTTTTTGGAGTTTTTATTATGTTGATTTCTGATAAGGCACTGCACATTGCTTCTCTAAGCGGACAATCCGTTTGGTTCGAGGCTGGCGTAGCGCAAGAAGTCCCCCCACTTATAGTGGACGAATGTATTGCTGCGGGTGCATACCCAGTCGGCAAACAACCACAGACAAAAAAATCAGTTGCTACGCCTGCAACGGTTGAAGTAGACGAGGTCTCTGATGAGGATCGGGCTATGGAAATCGGGGCTGCAATCGAGCAAATGATGGAAAAGGGCGACGAAAAGCTCTTCTCAAAAAATGGTGAACCTAGAGTGCGCAGCATCGAAAAGATCCTGGGCTACGACATCACCTCTAAGCAACGTGACACAGCTTGGGCTGTGATTGGGGAAATGTAATGACTGTATCAGTCAACAGTATTATAGACCGGGCACAAGTATTGATCCAAGACACAACAGGTGTACGTTGGCCAACCGCCGAGCTGCTTGATTGGATAAATGACGGGCAGCGTGAAGTGTGCCTATTCAAACCTTCCGTCGGCGCGAAGAACGAGACATCAGCGTTAGCAAGTGGCACTAAACAGTCCATCCCTTCATCAGGTCTAGGCCTATTACGCATTGTTCGTAACATGACTTCCACAGGCGACGGTGCAAGAGCGGTGCGTATTATTGACCGCGAAGTGCTTGATACACAGCTACCTGATTGGCATAGCGAAACGGCTGTTGCGGATGTGAAACACTACATGTTCGATGACTTAGACCCTACCAACTACTACGTTTACCCGCCTAACGATGGCAATGGGCACCTTGAAATTATATACGCGGCGACACCTTTAGCAGTGAGCACGGGTGGCAACATTAGTATCCCCGACGTGTATGCAAACGGACTTCTTGACTACGTGTTGTTTCGCGCCTATGGCAAAGACAGCGACCATGCGGGCAACGCACAACGCAGCGGGCAACACTACCAGCTATTCACAACAAGTCTAGGAATGAAGACACAAGCGGACGGTTTTTCAAGTCCTAATGTACAGGCCGGGGCAACTCAAATAGCTTAGGAGTAGTTTATGAACTACAAAGATATGGTCAGCCTTCTCCCTTATCACATTGCAGGCTGTCCTGAGTTTGTAGTGGAAAAGGCAATTAAAGACGCGGTGCTCAGCTTCTGCAAACGCAGTGGTGCGTACCGTGCAACTCTTGATCCAATTATGACAGTTTCAGGTCTGGTCGAGTACGATGTCGACCTACCGAAGAACACAAACATTGCTGAAGTTCACTCAGTAACCCTAGCCGAAAAAGAGATAGCGCCCGATACGGAGCAAGGCGCAACTCATGCGAACCCCCAATGGCGTACAGAGAAGAGTACACCAACGCACTATATACGCCCCAGTAACAAGGTCCTGTATTTAGCCCCAGTACCTATTAAGTCTGGTGACAACGTAACTCTTCATGCCTCACTGAAACCAAGCCTGTCTGCCACGAGCATCTCAACCAGTTTTGTAGAAGACTATGTTGACGGCATCAT